ATCGCGTTACCGAAGGCGGCGTCGGTAACTGGAATCAACCAGAACCCGGTTACTCCGGTTACTCCGGTTACTCCCGGTTACCCGGTTACTGGGCCAGTAACTGGAACCGATGATAACCCGGTTACTGCCGGTTACCCGGTTACTCAGGCCGAGAGCGGAGTAATCGCAGTAACCGGGAGTAACCGGGTAATCGCAGTAACCGGCAGTAACCGGGTTCCGCATGAATCGGACCAACCGATGTTCTGCCTGGACTGCGGGGAGCCACTTCCAGATGGCTGGCTATTTCGATGTCCCGATTGCATTGACCAAATCGAGCAGCGAATCGATCCTGACTGAGGAGAAGACACATGCCTAGTTATGCTCATGTAACGCTGGTCGGTCATGTCGGCCGTGACCCCGAAATGCGGTACACGCCAACGGGATTAGCAGTCGTGACATTCAGCCTCGGTGTCACCATCGGATATGGCGACCGTAGGTCTACGCTGTGGGCTGATGTGCGGTGTTTCGGCAAGTTGGCCGAACGAGTAAACGAATCGGTCAGAAAAGGACAGCCGCTATTGATATCGGGAGAGCCAGGCAGCCTGGAATACGAGGTTGAAGGCGAGAAACGATACCGGAAGTCGTTGCCAGTAACGGCATCAGAAGTGCGATTCCTGACTGCACGTGAAGTACAGCCAGAAATTGCTGATGATGAGCCATTTCGAAAGTAACGATGAGACTTCAGCCGCGAACGGATGCAAACCAGCAAGTTATCGTCAGGCTACTCCGGCAATTGGGGTGTCATGTACTCATTACTGCATCACTCGGTAATGGAGCGCCTGATTTGATAGTTTCGCGTGGTATGCAGACCGTATTCGTCGAAGTAAAAGATGGCAGTAAACCGCCATCAGCGCGTCGGTTGACCGACGATGAGGAGGCATTCCGCCTGGAATGTCAAGGAAAAGCACGATACGTGGTAGTCGAGACCGAAGAAGACGCATTAGCACTTGTTAACAGCCTGTGTTGAAAGCCGTGGTGGTTGCGTGAACCAATCCGGAGCGAGCGTGATTGAGCCATAGCGTGTGAGAAAACCCTATCGTTTAGAGCGATAGAACTGAGTCATAGCCTGTTATGGGGACCATAGAATACGAACGAGCCGAATGCGTAATCTGGACCCTGGGTCGAGAGCGAGCCACTAGGTATAAGGGTGCCATCCGACGCGAGCGAGGAGGAGGAAATAATGATCGACACCCAGATTGAAGACGCAGAACTTAGCCTAATGGCAGTACGCCAGCTAACACGCGATGTTCGCAATGCTGCCGTTACGCTAACAGACCGACAGGCCAGATTCCTGGTCGACCTGTACTACATCTGGCAAGAAGATCGCAAACGTGCCTATAACCAGGAACGGTCGCTCGACGAAGCTAGCGAACCTCATGCAATCATTACGTGGGCAGCAGAAAATGCTGGGCTCATGGAGCGCGAAATACGCGCAGCACTCACTCGCTATGCAGCCTCGCGCATACCTGGACGATGGGCACAGTCTATCGTTGGCATCGGACCAGTGATTGCAGCTGGCCTACTAGCCCACGTCGATCCGACTCGATGTCGAACAGCCGGACAATTATGGCGTTTCGCTGGCTTAGATCCGACAGTCCGCTGGGAACGCGGAATGAAACGACCCTGGAATGCAGCACTAAAGGTACTGGCATGGAAGATCGGCGAATCGTTCGTCAAAGTCCAGAATCATCCCAATGACATCTACGGACACCTATTCGCGAAACGCAAGCGCGATGAATGGCTACGCAATCTAGCTGGCATTTACGCGCCGCAAGCAGCGGAACAACTGCGGCTTAAAGCGATCCATCCCAATCGCCCATCGTATGCGTGGCTTTCCGGTCAATATGCTGGTGCAGTATTCAGTACTGCAGGCATAGTGCCAACACCGGCTGATGCCAATCATCCTGGCGTGCCAATGTTATCTCCGGCGCATATTCATGCGCGTGCTCGTCGATGGGCAACCAAACTGTTCCTCGCTCATTATCAGGCAGTTGCCTACGAAGACAAATTTCACGAGCCGCCACCTAAGCCGTACGTGATTGCTATGCTCGGTCATGCCGATTACATTGGTCCACCGAACTGGCCGCTAGCCTAGCGAACTTCGGGAGGAATAATGATGGCTCAGGGTCTTCACGAGCGCTGGCACGAAGCGAATCGCAAACGTCAGCTTGCAATCGCCGAAGTTGCTCGGTTGCGAGCGGCGGTAGCTAACGCATCCGATCCTGATGAACGATGCGAGCGCGAGCGCGAGTTGCAGGCAGCGGGCAAACGGTTACAAATCGCTAGCTGTGCTGCAACGAAGGCGTTGCGGCGATTGATTGCGAGTGAAACTGCGGCTACAGAACCGACGGTCGTTGTTGAGCCGACGGTCGCTACTCGCCCGGTCGTGCAGGCTCAGTCACTGCCTAAATCCGATCCTGACTTGTCGGATGTAGATGCAGTTAGCGTGGCTGAGGCAATCGTTCGGCGGTCAGCTCTGATTGATCCTAGATCGGCACGGGCACGGGCACTGGGGTGGAATATTACGGATAATCGGTGCCCATCGTGTCGGTCGCTGGTATTGCGCACGCGCGACACTATCGAGTGTCCGTTATGCGGTACGTTAGCAGATTGGACACGTCGATCTGTTCTGAGCCAACAGTGGCCGCAGTATGGCGGCATTGCTCTTGGCATGGAAGGATAAGTTTCGTGGCAGCGTGGCGCAGTCCGGCGAGGCGAGGCAGGGCGCTGCAGGGCTTGGCCCGGCGAGGCGAAGCAGGGCACGGCAGGCAGGACTCGGCTCGGCCGGGCACGGCTCGGCGAGGCAAGGCGCGGCTTGGCAAGTCGAGGCAGGCGCGGCGGGGCTCGGCTTGGCCAGGCTCGGCGGGGCGCGGCACGGCACGGCGCGGCCAGGCGCGGCTCGGCGGGGCTGGGCATGGCAGGTCAAGGCAGGCGGGGCGAGTCGTGGCACGGCCGGATGTGGCAAGGCGAGGCAGGCGTGGCAAGGCAGGCCTGGCCGGGCCAGGCGCGGCCGGGCCAGGCGCGGCCGGGCCGGGCGTGGCAAGGCAAGGCAGGCGTGGCCGGGCGCGGCGCGGCCGGGCGAGGTGCGGCCGGGCATGGCATGGCAGGGCGAGACGCGGTGAGGCAAGGCAATTCAGGCGGACTAATACCATCACGGAAGGAGCAATCATGGCAACGAAAGAACAGCGGGTCGAGCTCGAAATTCCAGTTATCACGACAGGCACCTTAACTATCTGTATCGTCGGTCGGCAGCCATTCATCGCAAACCGAATATCACAGAAGGCGAGGCATGAACTGCTCGCCCCGCGCGGCCGCAAGAACGCCGCACAGAAGGCAGCTAGCTTGAAGCACGATCCATACACGGAATACCGCGCGTCGCCGTATATCCTGCCAGATGGCCAGCCAGCCCTAATCGGTATTCCATCGTCAGCGTTCAAAGGCGCGATGTGTACCGCCGCTCTCGATCTGCCTAATACCAAGAAAGCGCAGATCGGGAGGCTGGTCTACGTCGAGGGCGAATACACTCCGGTATACGGCAAACCGTACCTGCACATGGCTGTCGTTCGCTCCGCCGATATCAATCGCACGCCCGACATCCGTACTCGTGCAATCCTGCCACGATGGGCCTGCCAAGTACGCATCTCGTACGTGCAGCCGATCCTCACTGCTCAGAGCGTAGTCAACCTGTTGTCCGCAGCCGGTACGACGGTTGGTGTCGGCGATTGGCGACCAGAGAAAGGCAAAGGCAATTTCGGCCAGTTCTCCGTCGTCAGCCCAGATGATCCCGAGTTTCGGGACATTCTGACTGAAAATCGCGACGTTCAAATCGCAGCAATGGAATCACCTGACGCGTACGATAGCGAATCTGCTGAGATGCTTCAGTTCTGGACAAGCGAAGCACGAGCTCGCGGATTCGCAATAGACAACGACGAAGACGACGATGAGGAGGCAGAAGCATGAAGACGGTCTACCGATTCCGCGAGGGATTCCGAGCGAACACGCTGAACCCTGAGATTGTCGCCAAGACACTCGGCCGGTTGCAGCAGGACGGCCCACTAACCGCGAGCCGAGTGGTCGAGGCAGCCCGCCCGGTCGATTCTCCCCTGCACGGGGCGTTTCTCTGGGACGATACGGAAGCAGCCCACCAGTTTCGGCTCATTCAGGCTCGCACATTGATCCGCGCGATCGTGGTCGTGGCCGAACCGGAGCAGGATGGTGAACACGGCCAGGAGCTATCTCTATACGTTCACGTACCGAGCGAATCAGGTGAGGAAGGCCGGTACATTCGGCCAATCGAGGTGATCGCCGACGAAGATGCCTACCGCCGCGCATATGCCGAGGCGCTGCGAGCCCTAGCATCGGCGGAACAGCGGGCGAACGAGTTGCGCCGCCTTGCCGAGCAGCAGGGCGGCAATCTAGACGCAATTGCGCTCGCAATGCAAGGATATGCAACTGTGCGCGCAGCCCTAGAGCTATTGCGGATCGGCTAAGCCAACGATGAGGGTGATGTCGTGAACGTCGACCGCTATATGGCAGATATCGTGCGCGATCTAGGCAACCGGGCGAATCTACTCTCCCTGGAATGCGATGAGTGGCGTTGCACTCCAGGCAATCTCGACGCAATCGAAGTCGCGCTAGCCGATCTTGACCTGGCAGCCACGTCATTCCGAAATATCCTTATTCGGAACTGCCGGCCCGTGGAGGTGGCAAATGCGACATCGTAACAATCCGGTGGTTGGCGACAGGGAATATAACCTCGGTCCAGCGCTGATCGCATGCATTGCTATCGGCCTGATGGTGGTTGGCGTGATAGCACTCATCTACGTAGCGTTTCAGGTCATACTATGGCTGGCTGTCCAGCCGTAACGTCAAGTCGCTATCCTAGCCGCGAGAGTGGCAGGGCGATAGGCTCGCGTAGCCCGCGAGTATTCGGCGCGCAAAGTCGTGCCAGACAAATACAGGAGGCGCTTGAGACAGGACTAAGGGTGGTAGAAGATCGCGCTGTACCTGGCCAGGACTAGCGCGGTTGTTAACGGCCCGCCGTGGTTAGAGACGCGGCGGGCCAGACCCGCCGGCGACGAGTCGAGGCAGGACAAATGTGCTTGGAGGCAGAATGGACATCGGCAGTCTAATCGATGGCGCAACCATCGTAATCACGGGCGGTTCTGGCACCCTCGGCCAGGCTCTCGTCGCAGAATTGCTCGTCTATCATCCGCGCAAACTGGTGATCTTCTCTCGTTCTGAATCCCGCCAGGCAGCGATGAAACAGCAGTGGCCAGAAGATGGCGGTCCACTCCGTTATTTGATCGGTGATGTGCGCGATGCCGACCGCCTGCGCTATGCGTTTGACGGCGCAAACATCATCATTCATGCCGCAGCCCTTAAACGCGTCGAAGTTTGCGAACGCGAGCCGCGCGAAGCCGTACTAACTAACGTAATCGGTACACTTCATGCCGCCGAAGCCGCTCGCGAATGCGGCGCTGACCGGTTCCTCTTCATATCCAGCGATAAGGCGACGGCTGCCTGCACGCTCTACGGCGGCACTAAATATGTCGCCGAACGCCTGATCTGCGCATTTAATAGTTACGCTGGTCAGCGCCGCATCCGTTATAGCGCCGTCAGATATGGCAACGTACTCGGCTCCACCGGTTCAGTGCTTCATACATTCGCAAGTGCAACTGGCAAAGTGCCTATTACTGATCCCGCAATGTCGCGGTTCTTCCTGACGCCACCAGCAGCCGCCCGGTTCTGCCTATCCTCACTCGTGCTGATGCGCGGCGGCGAAGTATTTGTGCCCAAACTGCCAGCCATGCGCATCGCTGATATGGCACGTGCACTCGCACCCGATGCTGAGCACGAGATTATCGGCCTGCGCGGCGCCGAAAAGCTCGCCGAATGCATGATATCCGCCGACGAATCGCGCTGGACGGTCGAGCTTTCAGATCGCTATGCGATTCTGCCCACAATGGCCTACTGGCCGATGTCGCCATATCCCGATGCTCGCCCCGTACCGCCCGGATTCGCCTATACGTCCGAAACGGCTGAGCAACTTACCCCAGAAACACTAACGGAGATGCTCAATGCCTGAGTCATTCACTGCGGCTGATGGCGATGCGTGGTATCGCCGTAATGCCGCTTATATCCTCGAAAACTGGCAGCCTGAAACGGACCCTGCACTGCGCCTGATTGACCTATATGGTCTTGCACCCCGGATTGTGCTGGAAATTGGTTGCGCGAATGGCTATCGGCTGGCTCATTTGGCCAGCCGGCCGGAATTATGGCGACCATATCGAGCTATTGGCTGCGATATATCGCCCAAAGCGATTGCTGATGGACGCAAACGCTATCCTGATCTCGAGTTACACGTATGTGATGCCAATATGCTGCCAGTAGCTGATGGTCTGGTCGATATCGTAATCTGTCACTTTGTCTTCCACTGGTTACAACGCCGAATGCTCGGCTTCTGTGCTATAGAAGTTGACCGCGTCCTGAAACCGGGTGGCATTCTCATACTCGGCGACTTTGCGCCTGATGCAGACATTGACGTGCCCTACCACCACCGTCCTGACGTTTTCACATATAAGCGCGCAGATACGTACGCCGGCTTATTTACGACAACCGGTCGATACCGCGAAATTGCGCAGCTAACCTACGATCACGATACTCGTGTATTCTCGCCGTTCGTGCCGTCTGAACGCCGTGCAGCCGAAATACTGCTATGCAAAATTGCTGAGCGCGGTATTCCAGTCGTTACCGGCCTGCCATTCCAGACGACGATCACGTGGGGAGGCTAATATGCGGATCGGAATCATCGGACTCGGCAATATGGGGTTGCGCCGGTTCCTACTGCTCCGAAACATCGGATATGACGGCCCAGTATTCGGATATGATATCAACCCGCGTCGCCTTGAGATGTTACCGCGTGATCTAACGCGCGTAGATTCGCTGCCAGCATTCTGGCGATACCGTCCCGACATAGTGTTCGTCAGCACGCCGCCTGATGTCCACTTGCCGATGATTGAAGAAGCTGCGCGGCATGACGCCCGCGCAGTATTCGTCGAAAAACCGCTCTCTATCGAAGACCCTGGCGTACTGCCAGAGTTTGGCCAGACGCGCGTAATGGTCGGCTGCAATACACGTTACCACGAAGGCATCAACGCTATTGAGCGGTGGCGCTCATACAACCGCATTGGTCTTATTACTCATGCAACGATGTCTGCGAATTATGACGTTGCTGATGTACGTTCAGACTGGCGGGATTCGTACATCGCCCGCACAGGCGCGATTCTCGACGCAGGAATCCATTTCCTCGATCTTGCCCGCTGGTGGTTTGGTAATGGCCAAGTTGTCGAAGCCGATATTGTTACCGAACACGGTATCGAAACGGCTTCATCCTTCGTCGTGGAATATAGCGGCATTCCCGTGCACTACAGCGTCAATATTCGGGCTGCACCAGTCGATCAATCGGTTATAGTCGCAGGACAAGCTGCTACGGCCTGCTATGAGTGGTCAGCCCATCGCACGACACTCTGTTCGTCTGACGCTCGCCGACTGGCAACCCATTCGTGGCCCAACGCTGCCGATGCCCTATACCGGGCATACGTTGCTGAAATGAATGCGTTCCTCGATCTGGCTCAGCATGGCGGTAATAACCCGAATAACCCAGCGTTTGCGGCTGACACCGTCCGCTTGGCCCTGTCCGTTCGGGCAGCAGCACGAGCAACCGCCCAAATTGTGTGAGGGCACATTCGATGAATGCACGCACCATATGCCTGGTTCAATCCCGATTTGCCTCAACCCGTTTGCCAGGTAAGGCATTGTTTGATTTGCACGGCCGGCCACTACTATGGCACGTCGTAACGCGCTGCCAGCAGGCTAGCACCGTCAATCGCGTAATCGTAGCGACCGGGCGTGATAAGTCGAACGACCCGATTGTTGATCTGTGTCAGCGGGAGGGCTGGGATGTATTCCGCGGGCCAGATGATGACGTACTTGCCCGATTCGCTGCAGCCATCCGATTGTACGAACCGGACGTAGTTGTACGCGTTAGTGGCGATTCGCCGCTGATCGACCCTGACGTAATCGACCGCGTAGTGCGCGCTCGCGCAAACAGAGGATATCGGTATGCGAGCAATGTCCATCCACCGACCTGGCCTGATGGCCTTGACGTGGAAGCAATCAGCGCCCTTATGCTATTACACGTCGACAAAGTGGCGACGCGGCCATCAGATCGCGAGCACGTTACCCCGTGGCTCACGCGTAATCTATTGCCCCACCAGTGGATCAATGTTGCCCACGCAGTCGACCTTTCTGGATATCGACTCTGCATCGACACCGAGGCAGACTATCACGTAATACGGGAGGTTATGCGTATTGCCGGCGCCCTATGCACGTGGGATCAAGCAATCCGTGTACTTGACGCATACCCGAAAATTCGCGCCCTGAACGCGCATATCGCGCGCAATGAGGGATATGCACAAAGTTTAGCGAAGGAGCAAAACGATGACGAACGTCTTGGCAAACCGAGCATCCACGTTCAGTAAGGGCTCAGAGTTCTGGTCTGGCGACCCAGATTGGTATCCCGCCTATGTATTCCAGGGCCGCGGTGCATACGTCACCGGTAGCGATGGCCAAACTTACCTCGATTGGGTGAGTGGTCTCGGTGCAAACCTGCTCGGATATCCGCGAAATTGCGAGTTTGACCTGACGCTTGCCAATGACTGGGCCGAACGCATCATGACTGCCGTTCGCAGTGGAGCAGCATTCAGCCTGCCACACGTCTTAGAGTTAACAGTTGCTGACCACCTTGCTGCCATACTTGCCGAACGCGTCCCGTCCTGGCAGCACGAGCAGATCGGCGTACGCTGGGTGAAAACGGGCTCGGATGCGTGCGAAACGGCTATCCGCATGGCCCGATTCTGCACGCGCCGCAATCGCATCATATCCATCGGCTATCACGGCTGGCATGCATCATTCGTCAGCACCACGCCGCCTGCACACGGAGTTATACCCAATCAAGACGTTATCGCCGTCCCGTACGGTGACCTTGATGCTGTCGCTGAAGCCGCTGATGACCGCTGCGCAGCTATTATCGTTGAACAGCCGCCACAACCCGTCCCCGATGGCTACTGGACCGGTTTGCGTAATATATGCGATGGCGCGAGCACCATGCTAATCGTCGACGAGGTAGTTACCGGCCTGCGCTATGCAATCGGCGGAGCTTGCGAGCGATTCGGAATCCAGCCTGATCTAATCTGCATGGGTAAAGCTCTCGGTAACGGACTACCAATAGCAGCCGTAGTCGGCCTTCGTTCCTACTTCATCAACTCATTCGCGCGGCCTGATCCAGTGTTCGTTAGCTCAACCACGTTTGGCGACGCTATATCCCTCGCCGGTGCTGATGCAATACTACGCGGCTGGAACGACCACGCCGTCAACCACATTTGGCAAATCGGTCGAGCCCTTATGGACGGACTTACCGCGTGTGGCTGGTCAGTAACAGGCTATCCGCCGGTGTTCCTCGTCAATTACGCATCAGATGCTGAGCGGGCCTATGCCATCGCTAGGTACCGCGATCACGGTATTCTGGCAAATCGGCCGTGGATACCGAATCTAGAACACACTGCGCATAATGTCGATATCACGCTGCACGCGGCTGAACAGATTCGGACTGAGCTCGACGCTGGTGCGGCACTTCCTGACCGCTTACCCGAGGTCCTATTCCGGAATCGGTAATCAATGCGAACGCCGCCTGTAATCTATCGCGATCTTGCATCGTATCTGGCGAAAATGCCACTATCGGCATCGGTGGGCGACATAATCGCCCACCTCCGTCAATACCGCGCTTGCGATCAGGATTGGTTCGATGGGATCGTCCGCGAGTTATCCGAGTTACCAGCAGACGAGGAGGCGATGAAAGCTATCATTAGGCTAGCCGACCTGCTGAAACGCGAAAACCCGCGCTTCCAGACCGGCATCTGGCTCGATTGGGTCACCGATGACCGATAACAGGAGGAAGCCGTGACTCACCTGCCAAGCGACTTTGATCGCGCATCTATTGAGGCTCGTCGCAACATGCTGGCAGAGTACATCGATGAAATAGCTGCAATCAACAACCGGCTCTGCGACCTCAATGTGCCAGCCGAGACCGTCGATGGCCTTGTTATCAACATCGCCAGCGATCTCTGGGCCCACCTGTTTGGCATCCCCGATGCTAAAACAACCACTCTGTGGCAACGAGGGCTATCATGATTGTCACTGATACCGTCGCTTATCCCACGCCTACTACGTCGTCTCGTCTGCGCACATTACAGCGCGAAGACGCCGAAATCCTTTACGCCTGGCGGACCGATACAACTACCGTTGCCAATTCATTCGGCCCGCCACCAACCTCGCTCGCTGAGCATGAGCAATGGCTCAGCGAATGCCTTAACGATAGCCGCACGCACGCCTGGATACTAGAAATACCCGACATCGACGGCAGCTACCGGCCAGCAGCCGTTGCGATCTACCGATGCGGCATCCATTCCGCCGATGTCTCGATCATGGTCGATCCAGCCTATCGAGGTCGCGGACTCGGCCGCAAACTACTCGCCGAAACGTTCCCACTCATCACCCGCTATCACGGCATCCGGTCGGTCCGTGCACTTATCAAAGCCGGTAACCTGCCTAGTCGCCGAGCATTCGAAGCCGCCAGTTTCGAGCCGGTTAACGGTCCGTGCCTGCTCTACGAGCGCCGGGTGCAGCCATGAAAATTGGCATGCGCGACGTCGGCCCCGGCCAGCCATGCTACGTCGTGGCTGAGATATCGGGTAACCACAATGGCAGTCTGCAAACGGCTGAGGCTATTATTCGCGAGGCCGCCATGGCCGGCGCTGACGCAGTCAAGACCCAAATCTTCGAGCCGTCGGCTATGGCACTCGACACGACCGACCCCCGCCTGACCGTGACGTGGCAGGGACGCACTGTCGGCCTCCATGCCCTTTACGCCGAGACGGCCATGCCGCTCGATTGGCATATCCGGCTGCGGGAGTTGGCTGGCAGCCTCGGCCTAGCCTATATCGCATCCGTATTCGACGCGAACAGCATCGATCTTGCGGTCGAGCTCAACTTGCCAGCTATCAAGATCGCCAGTTTCGAAATTACGGATGTCACCTTGCTTCGCCTAGTCGCTGAGACCGGCCGGCCAGTCATCGTTTCTACTGGCATGGCGGCAGCCGAAGAAGTCAGCGTCGCCGTCAATACGATCAAGACGACCTGGAATCGCGCATCTATGCCCGATTGCGGTCTCGCCTTGCTGCACTGCGTATCCGCGTATCCCGCACCCCTCGCCGATACGCGACTCGCTCGAATGTGTGAACTGCCGAGCCGAATCCGCGGCCTATCCGATCACGGTCGAAACAATATGGTTGTGGCTGCAGCCGTTGCGCTCGGAGCTGCCATCGTTGAACGGCATATCCGGCTAGACGACGATAACGTCGGTCCAGATACGCCGTTTAGTGATACGCCGGCTGAATTCGCCGATATGATTCGCGCGATCCGTGACGTCGAAACGGCCATTGGCGAGCCTACCTGGGGACCATCACCGAGTGAACTGCCTATGCTCTACTACCGCCGCAGCATCTGGATTACACGCGATATTGCTGCCGGTGAGCCACTTACCCCCGATAATATCGCCATCCTGCGACCTGCCGACGGATTACCCCCAGCAGTCTGGCCCTATGTGCTCGGCCTTCGTGCCGCGCGTCCGCTAAAACGCGGAGAGCCATTACGACGAGAGGCACTGGAGACCTGGAATGATTCCGACGTCGACATTCCTGACCCAGCGTGAACGCGAATGTCTCGAACTAGTCGCACGCGGATATACGTTTGCAGATGTCGCGAATCAGTTACTAATCAGCCCATATACCGTAGCTGCACATATCCGCAATGTACGCCAGAAACTTCACGCATCTAACTGCACCCACGCGGTATTCATTGCGCTATCAGATGCGCCCCCGAATACCACGAACATGCGATAGACATGCCTCCTAATGCTCTGTATTATCATCGTGGAAGGGTATATCTACATGCCTTAGCATATTGAACATACTGCCGTTCCACTAACGATATAGATGCGGAGTATGGTACATGGCAACGCATAGTCCCTGGCGTAATCGCATTGTCGGTCACGATAATATTGCTCCATCCGATTTGATTGCTAATCCTGCTAACTGGCGTACTCATCCCAGACATCAGACTGAAGCCTTGCGTGGTGTACTCAATGAAGTAGGTTGGGTGCAGGACGTAATTGTCAATCGCAATACAGGACATCTAATAGACGGACATCTCCGTGTTGCATTGGCTATTGAGCGTAAAGAACCAACGATACCTGTAATTTATGTTGATTTGAATGAACATGAAGAAGCATTAATTCTAGCAACGCTAGATCCGCTAAGTGCTATGGCAGAAGCAGATGCTACTAAATTGCGGGACTTGCTAGATGAAGTGACTACTGGAGAACAATCGGTACAGGAGATGCTCGGCAAGCTTGCCGCAGATGAGGGATTGACGAAGTTCGATCCGCAAGATGAATGGCAAGGAATGCCAGAGTTCGTGCAGGAAGATAAGCGAGGAATACAGCAGATAGTCGTTCATTTCGCTACGCGCGAAGATGTTGCCGCGTTTGCTGTGCTAGTCAATCAGCCAATAACTGATAAGACACGATATATCTGGTATCCGGAAGTACCCAAAGAGGAAGGAGTGCGATATAGAGCTCGTGAATCCTAGATATCCTGTTTACGTCATCTCAAAAGGGCGCTGGGAATCTCGTTTAACAGTCAAGGCGTTAGTAGCGCGTAATATTCCGCATTCTGTCGTGATTGAACCGCAAGAATATGACCAATATGCAGCAGTAATTGATCCGAAAACGATACTCGTATTGCCATTTAGCAATTTAGGGCAGGGCAGTATTCCTGCCCGTAATTGGGTTTGGGAACATGCAATAAGTACGGGAGCAGAATGGCATTGGATTCTAGACGATAACATTCGAGCATTCTATCGATTGAACCGCAATAGAAAATGGTATACAGATTCCGGTATTACGTTCTACCTTTGTGAAGAGTTTGTGAATCGTTATGACAATATAGCGATAGCAGGAATGCAATATGCGTCCTTTGCACCATCAAAGAACCGAGTACCCTGTTTTTACAAGAACACGCGTGTATATTCGTGTATCTTAATCAGAAACGATATTCCATATCGTTGGCGTGGTCGTTATAACGAAGATACCGATCTTTGCATTCGTGTATTGAAAGATGGGTGGTGTACGATTCTTTTCAATACGTTTCTAGCACACAAAATGGCAACTATGACGATGAAAGGCGGTAATACCGAATCGCTCTATAAGTTGCAGAATGAAGATGGACGTTTACTGATGGCGCGTTCGCTTATGGAACAGCATCCAGATATCGTGAGAATCTCACGTAAGTGGGGACGATGGCAACATCACGTAGATTATAGCCGCTTCCGCAATAATCAACTGCGGCGTAAGCCCGGTATCACTATACCTGAAGGAACAAATGAATACGGTATGAAGCTCGTTTACGTGGACGATACGAATGACATCAGCCAATAATCGTCCGAAACACAAACTCGAAACAGTCCTCGCTGCAATTGAAAAAGGCGTTACCGTTACTGACGTTGCTCGTGCGCTTGGCTGCTCTCGTGTCACAGTCTACAATTATCAAAAACGCTGGGCATCAGTCCGTGAAGCATTCGAGGCTAAACGCGCTGAACTCGTAGACTACGGCGAAATTGGCCTTCGCGCTGCTGTCCTGGCTAAAGAACCGTGGGCAATCCAATATGTTCTGCGTACCCTGGGCAAGGACCGCGGCTATACGGAACGGCACGAACTAACTGGCAAAGATGGCGATCCCATTGAATTGCGGATAGTAGAACAAATTGTCACCCGTCGCTACCCTGACGATTCAACTGCATAAGGCGCAAGCAGATTTTCTCGATAGCAACGCAAAATTGCGTGGCTTCGTTGGCGGTCGTGGTGCTGGCAAATCGTTCATCGGCGCCTACGATCTACTCCGCCGCGCTAAACCGCGGCGGCTTTACGTTGCAATCGAGCCCACATACACAATGCTAAAAGACGCCGCGTGGCGAATGTTGCTAATGCTAGGCGAACGTCTCCACTACATTGCAAATATCAATCGCTCTGAGCTACGCATTACATTGGGCAACGGAGCAGAGATACTATGTCGCTCTGGCGATGAACCTGACCGGCAACGCGGTATCAATGCATCTGGTATTTGGCTCGATGAAGCCAGCCAAATGACGCGCGAATTGTATGAAGTCGTTATCCCATCGCTTCGCGAAGGTGGCGAGCAGGGCTGGCTCAGCGCTACTTTCACTCCGCGCGGTCGCTCACATTGGACATACGAGGTCTTCGCTTCTGGCAATCCTGAAGTCGCTCTGTTCCACGCGACCAGTCTCGATAACCCATTCCTGTCGCTCAGCCTTATCGAAACGGTACGCGGGCAGTACACGAGCCTGATGGCTCAGCAGGAAATTGAAGGCCAGTTCGTTGATTTGGCTGGCGGATTGTTTCGCCGCCAATGGTTCACCATCGTTGATGCCGCGCCTGCCGATTGCCGCAGGGTACGCTACTGGGATTTAGCCGCTACCGAAGCTAGGCAGGGTTCTGACCCCGACTGGACAGTCGGCGTCTTACTCGGCGTCAAGGACGGCATTTACTACGTAATCGATGTGCGCCGCACACGCTCTACGCCCAGGCAAGTCGAGGCGCTAGTACGCCAAACTGCCGAGTTAGACGGTCCGCTAGTCCCGATCTGGATGGAACAGGAGCCCGGATCGTCAGGTGTCAACACAATCGACCATTACACGCGGCACGTGCTTAGCGGTTACACGTTCCGTCCTGACAGGGTCACAGGCAATAAGTTGACCAGAATGCATCCGTTGGCAGCGCAGGTTGAAGCAGGCAACGTGCGATTAGTGCGCGCAGCCTGGAACAGTGCATATCTGGACGAGGCAGAGGCTATACCGAGCGGTAATCATGACGATCAAATAGATGCAACTGCTGGAGCGTTCACCCGTTTGCAAGTACACGGCGTGCCATTCGGTTTCGTGAGGGAGGCGTGATGATGAATCCGATTCGGTGGCTTGCAGCACGCCTCGACCGTTACGCTTACAAAGCAAGCCCACGCGGACTAGCGCTTGTAGCGTCTTGGTTGGCTAATGTTCTTTGGACGTTTGATACGACCTGGCAATCGCTCATACGTGAGGGATTCGGGCGTAATGCCATCGTCTATGCCTGCATTCGCATTCTGTCCCAATCAATTCCTGAAGCGCGATTAACCGCATATCAGGGCCAGGGTGATAAGCGCGAAGAATTGCCGCCTGATAATGCATTGTGTCAGCTACTCCGACAGCCCAATGAATTGATGACCACATTTGAAATGATCGAGCTCACGACCATTCACCTGTCGGTAGTCGGTCGTTCGATATGGTGGAAAGAACGTTCAGTTAGCGGCCAGGTAATTGCATTGTGGCCGCTCCGACCTGATCGCGTTGCGCCAGTATATTCCAGTTCACAGCGACCTGGCGAGCGAGTACTTACAGGCTGGGCCTATCAGCCACCAGATGCGAGCAATCCGGTCATAATTCCACGCCAGGATGCTATTGCATACAATTTCCCAGACCCAGATGGTGAATCGGGCGGCATTGTTGAAGGACTGGGGCCGCTCAGTGCAATTGCCCGCCAAGTGGCCGCCGACAATCAGGCTACAACTCACGTCGGAGCACTGCTAGCCAATTACGCGCAGCCTGGCATCGCCTTAAAAGTTCAGGACCCGATTGATGAAACGACGGCGAATCTAATCAAGGCAAAGTTCCGCCAGGAGTTCGGTAGCGCACGACTCGGCACGCCTGCTATTCTCGATGCAGGTGCCGAGATTCAGACGCTCGGATTCACTCTATCTGACCTAGAATTTCCGGAATTGCGTGCGAATGCTGAGGCGCGCATTTGTGCTGCATTCGGCATACCGCCTATTTTAGTCGGCGTCAAAGTCGGCCTCGACCGGTCGACTTTTTCGAATATGGCCGAAGCCCGCCAATTTTTCGCTGAGACCACGTGCTCGTGGTATTGGCGACGATTCGCTGACCAGCTAACGAATGATCTAGCGATTGAGTTCGGCGATGATCTGTCAATCGAGTTCGATACGTCTGATGTTCGTGCGTTGGCTGGCCAGAAAATTGAACGGCTTGTGCCAATTAAGGACGCATTTGCAGCAGGCGTCATAACGGTCAATCAATATCGACAAGCGCTAGAACTGCCACCGCTAGATCCCGCTAATGGCGATGTGCTGTACGTTCCCAACAATGTGACCATAATACCGGCTACAAACCAGGCACGAATAGCTCTAGAAAAGCGTAGGGCGGCCGAACAACCTAGCCTGCCGTTACCATCTCAGCCGCTGCAATTGCCCACGTCGCAGGAGAGTGAACAACATGGCCAAGAAGAAGGGACCGAAGAAGCGCTGCCGGAGATGCCACTTCAATCGCAAAAATCCAGCAACATCGTCGTAATCCCGCTCGATGACGAACTTGCTGAGGCGATTGGCACAGCGCCAGGCGGATACCTCGTAGCACGGAACGAATCTAATGGATCGATCAAATACAATCCATACCACGATCAGTTAGGACGGTTTACATCGGGAGGGATGCCAGGTGGGGTTTACATTCCACAGCCGGGCAGCAGGGGATTTCGTCTAGACGTAAGTCAGACTCTGCTTGGCCCACCTGCTCCATCGCAGGCTGCATATCCGGATTATGCAGGGTCATTGTCTGGCGGAACACGTGGGCTAGATAATCCACACATTAGCGGTGATGCTAAACGTATTCTGGCAGCCGAAGTCGCACGGCGAGAAGCTCTTAGCAAACAACGCGCTGAAGTAAATAACGGTGATGAGACTGTATTCCGAAGCGCAATGGGATGGAAACCACTCGATGTGGGCATTCCGACAGGGGCTGCGAATATTGTACAACAACAAGCAAGCAAAGCACCGACGGCAACGCTCATTGCAAAATTGGAGCAAACACGAGCGAAACTGAGTTCGCTAGAACCGATGCATCACACGGTATCAATAGCTGATACAGCGCAAGTTCATAATGTGCTTGTCCATGAAGTACGTCAGCGTATTATGAGCGATGGGCGACGAATGGTCAGTAAGTTTCCAGGACAAGACGTTATAACGGGAGAGCGATTTGGGCAAGGTGCAAATATTATATGGTCGCCATCAGCACGAGTATCGATTTTAACATCATCAGGAAAGTCATCTAATCTAGAACAGGTGAAGATAGCTGATGTTAAAGCATCGGCAATTTCTACATTCTGGCATCAATGGTTTAATGTTCCCGTAAGTAACATTGATTATCCATCAGGTATCGATGAAAGCGATGTCGAAATCGCAGATGCGGTTGCTATGGCACTTAGTACTAATGCTCGAAGGAATAAGCGTAACGACTAGATTACGAATACAAATGCGTCAGAGTCAGGATGACAGATAATGGTAGCTGATGTGTCAGCATTCTATTTGATTCGGGTAGGAGAACGTACGTTTGTACGTCAGGGCATGCCGGCGAAAGTAGCCACAACTGTAATGCATGGCATGAAAGCTAGCGAACCCAATAACGATGTTCGTGATGCTGATGAGCGTCGCTTACAAGCTGATATCGAAGCGCTCTTTCGTACGCTTATGCCTGATATTGCAGCAATGTTAGCGAAAGGCCAAATGCCAACTGACAAAGAACTAGCCGATGCATTAGTAGCAGTGCTTCGTCCTGTTTTAGTTGATACGGCTATCAACGAGTTCGAACGACAGGCTGCAACCATTGGAGTGCAGTTTGATCCAGCGTTAATCAACCAGCGGATGGTTGAGTGGGCACAGTCGTACACTTATCGCCTTGTTTCTGATTTGAATAAGAACACGTTAGAAACGCTTCGTGCTGCAATGACTCAATATGCCAGTACACCTGGAATGACACGAGGAGAGCTAGAAGCTCTGTTATCACCAGCATTCGGTCCTGCACGCGCAGAGTCCATTGCAGTAACAGAGGTAACGCGCGCATACTCTACAGCACAGCACGCATATCAGGTTGAGTTGAATGAACATTATGGCATTACGATGGAGCGAGTATGGCAGACACTGAAAGACGAAAAAGTATGCCCGCTCTGCGGTCCGCTTGATGGCAAACCTGAATCAGAGTGGGGCGATATTGAGGAACCGCCTGCTCATCCGCGTTGCCGCTGTTCAGTAACGCTACGATCGGTAAGGGACTGATGCCGTACTCAATCCATATTACTGGACTCGATTCAGCACGAGCATTACTCAATCCCAGAATCGAACCGGCACTAAAGGCTGCAACACAAGCCATCGCGCTAGAAGTACAGGGTGTCGTTGCACCATATCCACCTGCGACATCCGCTAACGATAGCAGTCAACCGCGTTGGTATGAACGCGGTTTCGGCCCGCGCTGGCGACGCAAGGATGGCAGTATCGGCGGCAGACGAACATCACAAATGCTTAACCGCTCGTGGAGTATCCATTCGGCTGGTCGCTGGGGAGCAATCATTGGTAACCGTGCCAGTTATTCTCCCTATGTTCATAGTGCCGAGAAACAAGCACAAGCGCTGAAACGCATCGGCTGGACTACTGATGATACAGCTATACGGCGAGTAATTGCCTCGGGTGCAGTAGAACGCATTGTAACGCAAGCGCTTCTATTCGCTATGCGCCACAAATAGCATCTAGAGACGATATGCAATGAGCAGTTACTGGAGTACAACATAAACGGAGAGGTCCGTCCTGGAGGTCAGAATGCATGCAGTGAAATTCGCGGACGGCTCTGATGTCGAGATCGTCGGGCTGGGTATGCCATATGGTGGGCCGTTCGGTGGGCGCGATTTGGACCACCAGTTCTTCTCAGTTAAGACTGAATTCAATTTCGATTGGTTTGCCGAGCGACCGCTACTCTATCAGCACGGACTAGAAGATATTGGCACTACTGTTGTCGGGCGGGTCAAAGCATGGGAATCGCGCGATGATGGTGTTTGGGTCCGCGCGCAGATAGACAAGCAGAATCGATACTTCGCTGCCATCAAAGAACTGATCGATCGCGGCGTATTGTACTTCAGCAGCGGCGCAATGGCGCATCTGGTGAAGGTCAATGAAAAATCAGGTGAAATTGTGCGCTGGCCGTGGGTCGAACTTTCGCTCACGCCGACACCCGCCAACCTGCTGGCAACTGTGGATGTGCCGACGGCCGAGAAGCACTGCAAGGCCGCCGGCCTAGAACTACCGGCCGTAGCCTGCTACGCCGCCGATTCGAGTCAGCCTCCACCTGTCGGAATAATACCATCGACCACGAGTACGACATCCGCAGCCACAACGAAAGCGACGCTCGATGCTGAAGCCCGAAACGAGCTCGATGATTCCGACTTTGCCTACATCGACTCCGAAGGCGGTCGGCACCTGCCAATTCACGACGCCGCTCACTGTCGGGCTGCACTCGCCAGATTCAATCAGACCAGATTCGAGAGCGAAGCAGCTAGGGAGCGGGCGTGGCGCAAACTTGTAGCGCGTTGTCGAGAGTTTGACATCGAGGTCGCGGCAGAAATGCCTGCGAAGGCGGTAGCATACGAAATGTTGGTCGCCGAACTCCAGGCGCAGGTCAATGCACATAATCCATTCGGTGAGACGGTGCACGCTATCGTTGAGGCGACTCTTCCTGGCGAAGTATACGTATCACGAAAGTGCATCGACGATGTAACGTTCTGGCGTATTCCATACGCACTGACAGCGGATGGTTCTCCCAGGCTCGGCGCACCAGTTGAAATTACCGAAGCCGATATGCCCGTCATGGGGCATTCGGTACTTCCTGAAACGTCATTTACGATTCAGGCCGATACTGTCGCTCATTATGCCCAATCGCTCACCGAGCGCACGAAAGACCTCGTTGAGCGACGCATCAAGGAGGGACGAGTGCTTTCCGTTGCCTCGCGCGCGCGGCTCGTGGAATGCGTGCAGCGTATGCGCGAGGCCGCAGACTCGCTCCAAGAGTTCCTCGATGCAACGGATCCTGCTCGCGCGAAAGCAAAGGCCGATCTGGAGGCAATACTGAGCGACCTGACTGTATTCGAACTATCTACAGCGCTATAGGAGCACTAACGTGGCAATTGCAGAAACTCGCGCTCAACTCAAAGCAACGTTGGACGAAATCAATACGTTGCGGGCAAACCCAGAAATTACCCAGGAGGATGTCGAGCGAATCAAGACATTGTTGCAGAAAGGCAAGAACCTAAAAGCTCAGCTCGACCTGCTCGGTGCAGCCACTGAATTTACTGCCGAGATGTCGCAATCAGCAGGCATGCTGAATCTGGCAGGGACTGGAGCACCTGCAACGCCGCTCGGTATGCAGGAATCGGGCAGCATTACCGTTAAGGGCAAAGCTGGCAACGTCCTAATCGACGACGACGGCGAGCCTGTCGTTGATCGAAAAATGTGGACCACCATCAGCGACCCAGAATACCGGCGGGCATTCCGCGCCTACCTGCGGGGAGGCACGGTGGGCCTCAAGGATGCGCAGATCAAAGTATTGCAAGAAGGCGTCGATACGGCCGGCGGATTCCTCGTGCCCGATGACATCCTCAATCGTCTGATTGCTCGTGAGCCTGCACCACAATCAGTTGCGAGTCGTGTTACGACCGTCAATACGTCTCGCGATGCGCTCGCAGTGCCGCAGATCATCTACTCGTCGGACACCTATACCACGGCGATGCGTGTTACCTGGACAGGCGAAACACCCGCATCAGCAACGGCACACCGCGTGACCGAGCCGGTATTCGGTCAGGTCAGAATCCCAGTCTACACTGCGATGATGTCGCTCCCATTGACGAACGATATGATCGAGGATAGCTCGTTCCCAATCGTCAATTGGGTAACATCGAAATTCGCTGAGACTATCGACCTGCTCAAAGAAAACATGGTGCTGAATGGCACCGGAGCAGCACAACCCGAAGGCATTCTGGCCTGCCCTGCCATTGCTAGCACTCGCGTGGCCACGGGCTCGGCATCTGCGTTGACGTGGGGCGGAATCCAGAGTCTTGCGTTTGCCCTGCCAGAGCAATACGACCAGAATGCTGTATTCGTCATGAACAAGACGAATACGGCACTGGCGCTTGCGAAATTGCTCGACAATGATAACCGCCCGTATTGGTCTGCCGGTTCCATCGATTATGGTCTCCAGAACGGTCCAATCCAGAAGCCGTTGCTCGGCTATCCAGTCGTATTCTCTGCATTCATGCCCGACGTCGCAGCCGGTGCTTATCCGATTCTATTCGGCGACCTGCGTGGTTACTGGATCGTCGACCGGATCGGATTCTCGATTCAGGTCTTGCGTGAACTGTACGCAGAGACCAACCAGATTCTGTTGTTGGGTCGCGTCCGGTTCGGCGGTGCCTGCGTCGAAAACTGGAAGCTTCGCGCACAATACGTCTCGGCGTAAGTCTGACCGCTAGCTGCCAGCGCGTAAATTCAGGGGCAACGAGGCAGCCGACCCCGATATGAGGACACTACAATGCATAACTTCTCGGCACACGCCCACACTACGCTGACAACCGGATTCACGGCATCGTCCACGGACGCTACCACAGCCTGGTTTGACATGAGTGGCTACGAGGCAGTGCGATTCCTCGCAGTCATTGACTCGACTGGAACACCATCGCTGTCAGGATATGTCCAGGTCTCTGAAACGTCCTCCGGAGCGTCGCCAATCAACGTATACGGCTCGACGCAGGCATTCTCGACGGGATTCGCGGCAGACGAAGCGCTGATGGTGTGGGACGTCTACCGTCCCAGCCAGCGATACGTCCGGCTATACATTGATCGTGGTACAACAGGCGAAAGTATTCCGGCAATCATTACAGAACGGTATCGCGCTGTTCGCGCGTCCACTGCGATGTATGACAGTGCGACTGTCAACGGCATAACGATTGTCCGGGGTACATCAAGCTAATTCTGCGCTCCTGAAACGGGCTAGGCCGGGAGCGAATGCTCCCGGCCGCAACAAAGAAGAAAGCGATGCCATCTATCACGTTCTCAAGCACATAGGCGAAGCTAGGCAGTGTATCGGCTTGCTCCTTCCCCGATACGCCGCCTAGCTCTCGCGGAAGGAGCAATTACAAGGACTACTGCTGAAGGAGCATGGTAGCGGATGGAGCAATCAGAACTATTGGCGGCTTCCGAACAGATACCAGCGGAGAAGCCGCGTCGGACGAAAGTGGCAATTCTGGGATTTGTCGAACACTGGAAACTTGCGCCATTCGATGATCCAACGTTCGAAATCTGGGGTCTTAACGAGCTGTACCTGAGTATCCCGCGTTGGGACCGATGGTTCGAGTTGCATGATCGCCGGATTTACGAAAATGACCGGCATCGCACGAGCGAACATATTCAGCGACTACGAGCAATGACATGCCCAGTGTATATGCACCAGCACTGGGACGATATTCCAAACAGTGTGCCATATCCACTGGCAGCCATTGCACAAATGTTCCCGAACCCGTGTCCTGAAGCGAAACCATATCTGAACAACTCGATTTCGTACATGATCTTATTGGCTATAGCCGAAGGCTTCCAGGAAATTCATATCTATGGCGTTGATATGGCACATGATTCGGAATACCACGACCAGCGTCCGTCTTGTGAATACGTTATCGGAATCGCGCAAGGCCGCGGTATTAAGGTGTACATACCGAGCGAATCTGACTTGTTGAAGACGCTCTACTTGTACGGATACGAGCAATTGCCATCGCAGGCGTGGGATCGGAAACTGATAGCACAGAAGGGCGACATCGAAAAGCATTTGAATAATTTGGAGGCACAGATCGCACAACTAATCGAGGCAAGGGCGCAGTATCGGGGAGCGCATCAGGCGGTAGATAACATCATTAAGAATTGGAAGAGCGAGCACAAACCAGGGAGCAGCTAGGAGGCAGCCTGTGAGTTACGTATCGTATGAAGTGCTCGTCGTGACCACGCGCGTAGCAGCACGTTCCACGTTTACGTAGGATAGGAGGACATAGATGGCCTCGGCAACCGTTCAAATCAGCTATTTCGGCGAATCCGCAACTACGCCAGCCGGATCGTCGGGTGAATCGACCGGAATGTGTTTTAACCTCGCGGATTCGCGTTCAGGCACCGCCAATGCAATCAGCATTCCGACTACGACGGCTGGCACTGCGTATTCGTATCCCAAATTCTTGGCACTAGAAGTCGTAGCAACTGGCACGACTAGCATCAGTAATCGGCAAGTCGCGCGGTCAAGCAGCCCGCCGGCCGGCATCATCATCTACTGGGGTTCGACGAGCATCTATACGCAGCCGGCTGCAGCCGTTGCCGCAACCAATACGACAGCCGACAATGCTGATCCGGATGGCACGTCAACGGGCTGGACGGCCATGACCACGAGCTACGTCGCGTATTCGACGGCAAGCGTTGCGACTTCGACCGGCCGAAATGGCGACTACCTGAAACTCGCCATCGGCGTGTCGTCTACCGGTACTTATACTGGCGGACCTGGTTCAGCTATTAGCCTGCCGAATATAACAATCAGTTATGACGAGGCGTAATGATGGCGGACCGCTACACGTGGGTGGCGCGCTATGCAGACGGATCGTGCCAGAGCGAACATGAGCTGGGCACGTTCGGGCGGGTCGATCTCGTGCGGTGTGTGGCGGTCGAAATTATACCTGCACGCGGACTCGTGCGCCGGCCAGTGGTTACGATTCGGATTGATCCGAATGCCGGGCAGCGTGCGGTATTCCTGCGTCGTCGACGGCTAACTGTCCATCTCTCGCCTAGCTCGGCTGCTCATAATGGGTCAGTAACGGTAGCTGGATGGCAAGGACCATCAGGCGAGGCATACGTTGTAATCGATGATACGGGCCGCATACAAGCGCTTAGCGACCTGACGACGATCTAGAGCCAGGAGTGATGCGATGGTTCGGTTCTACCTCGTACCAGCCGAAGTCATCACGGTCGCCGGCACGCGTTATTGTGGGCCGAAGTACTTCACTTGGAAGTCGCCCGCTTGCCAGGGCACGGGTACGCTGCCGAGAATCGAGCATGCTGATTACGGATTCGTCTCGGCGATGCTCGTGGCTGCTGACCTGACCGATGCACAGCGTGCCGAGTTACTGTCACACACCGACGTATTCGAGTTCGCAGCCAATCTCGACAGTGCAGTAGACAAAGCGGCAATTGCGCCGTTTTTCGAGGGATTGCATCTGCCGACCGACTGGCTGACGCCGAGTAATACTCAGCGTGACCTGCTGCGTCAGTTGTGGGCGATATTCGGATTCGCCAATCAGTATTTCGTAATCAGCGGCGGCCACAGCCTCTGGGACGCATTGACGCTCGATACCCGCTACCGCAACATCCCGACGCAGGAGCGGGCGTGGTTTGACGCGGTGGTCACGGCGTTCGGGGCCAATCCTGGCACGATCAACCAGAACGCGACGATACGCCAGTTGTTGAAGCTTGCAAGCGATCGTATTGCACGACCATTCGTGTTCGGCGGGGTGACGATCTAATGGCGCTGCCCGCAACCGACACGTTCACGACCGATATCAGCCAAACGCTGACCTCGTACAGCAGTAACTGGACGATGGCACAGGGTGTGATGCGGGTCGATGCGGGCGAGGATACCGTCGGCGGCTATGTCGACCAAGACGAGTCGTGTGCATACTGGAACGCCGATTCGTTCAGCGCCGACCAATATTCGCAAGTCACGATAGCGGGCTACCGCACAGGTTATGGCGCGTTCGGCGTGGCAGTTCGTGCATCTAGCGGCACGTATTACGGCCTCTATACCGATTCGAGCGATACGTACCTGTTCAAGTATGTCTCTAATACGTGGATACAAATCGGCCCGACTGGCGCGAAAGTCAACAATGGTTCTATCCTCCGCCTTGAAGTATCGGGCGCATCTAGTAACACAACGCTCACGCCGAAGACGGACGGATCGGTCAGTGACATCGGTCAGCAAACGGGTCGCAATGATGGCATCGGGTCTGGCAGCGCGGGCCTGGCGGGTTGGGATAATGAATACCTCAATACCTGCGCTACTGATTGGGAGGGCGGCAATCTTTCGTCGACGACGACATACACGCGGACGGTGACCAACGTAGCGGCTGCACTCAAGTGGCTGCGTCTCCGATCAGTTGCCTCAGCAGTTGCCTCTCTGTCGTATCGCATCGGCCGGCCGGAGGCTGATATTACAACTGGATCGTGGGGTTCTACGCCACTGTGGGATAAGGTTGACGATCCGTGAGCATTCAATTCCGCGCGGCTGGCACGGTTACTAAGAACGCAAGCGGCTCGAACAGCATTTCGCTGTCAATGCCATCTGGCATGGCCGTCGGCGATCTTATGCTGGCATTCATCGTAGTTGAAGATAACACTACAACAGTAACGCAGGCCGACTGGACTCAGGTTACTGGCTCGCCCTGGCAAAACGGATCGCGCAGTATCCAGATATCGTGTCATTATCGCGTCTATCAAAGCGGCGATACTGGTCCGTGGACTTTCTCGCTATCGACGACCAACGAAAACATGGGCGTGATTGTCGCTTACCGTGGCGTCAATCTTGCCAGTCCGATTGGAAACACCGGAGCAAGTACATCTACAGCATCATCAACGAGCGCTGTTAGCCCAGCAATTACGATCCAGTCTGCCTATAACCGGGCGCTATCCGTCGCCTGCAACATGTATGGGACGACGTGGACGCCGCCGTCTGCTTCGCCCATCTATACAGAGCGAGTTGACGACCGCACAGGCACAGGCAGCAGCAACATATCGCTGATGATCTCTGATGCTGAATATATAGCATCGGGTAGCACTGGCACGCAGACTAACACATCGGCAAATGCTGATTATCACAAAGCCGTCCACATCGAGTTAAAAGTTGGCCCGCGTCACGTAGCTAGCGTCACGGCTGCACTAAAAGCAGTGCAGAGCCTTGTGGTCCAGTCTATTACTGCGGCGATCAGCCGGACTTGGACTCGGTCAGTATCTTCAATTACGGCTGCGCTGACGCAGGAAGCCGTCGCGCCACATCGCACAGTAACGCTTATCACGACTGCCCTGCGGTGGACTCAAACGCGCGTTGCATCAGTTATAACCGCAGCGATTAAGACGCCGCGCGACGACGATTATATTCAGTCGGCGCTCGATCCGGCCGGTGATACGTGCGAGTTGCGCCTGACGCCAGTTACAGATCCTGATGTCAGCACGGGCCACATACTCAGCTATCGGTACCGGCAGGATGTAGCGTCAACTAAAACGATCAGTCTTACCACGTCGCTCTACCAGGGCACGACCCTGATTGCATCGTGGACAGACTCGGCAATCAGTCAAGAGACTTGGACACAAGCCGATCAGGTACTAAGCACAGCGCAGGCAGATGCAATAACAGCAACGGGCACGACGTATGCTGACCTGCGTGTCCGATTTAGCGCGACCATATCGGGTACAGGTACATCGGCACGAGCACAGGTATCGTGGGTCAGGTTCGAAGTACCGGCACGTTCGGTTCTGCCATCGTATTCGCGCACGATAACACTCATCACGGCCGCCCTCCGCGGAACGTTTAGGCGGACGGCAACTAGCCTGACGGCTGCTTTGCAATGGACTCGGTCGCGCACTGTAACGAGCATCACGGCAGCCATTGGCCGCACGTGGATACGAACGGCGTCCTCGATTACGGCCGCATTGTCGTGGGCCCGGACTCGTACTGTGTTCTCGATTACGGCTGCACTGCGCTGGACGCGAGCCCGCACCATCTCGTCGCTAGTGGCAGCCCTATCATGGACGCGCATGCGCACAGTTGCCGGCTTAACAGCAACATTCGTGCGCACGTGGGCTCGTACCGTATCCTCGATTACGGCTGCACTGCGCTGGACTCGAACTAGAACCGCGTCCTCGATTACAGCCGCACTGCGCTGGACGCGAACTAGGACCGCGTCCTCGATTACGGCTGCGCTTACGCGTACAGGCATCAGTCGCGTGGCACAGGCCATTACTGCCAGCATCGGTTGGACCCGAGCCAGGATCGTATCCTCGATCACGAGCGCGCTGTCGTGGACTCGGGTGCGGTCGGTCACTGGCGTCGTAGCCACTCTGATACGAACCGGTTACTCGCGCACTATCTCCGGACTCAGCGCCGCACTATCCCTGACTCGCACGCGTACCGCGGCCCTTCTCTCGGCGGCGCTATTACTCACCCGCACGCGTACTGCGACCAACCTGACCGCTGCATTGTGGGGTCGGGTTACTCGCTCGGTCGCGAATATCACTGCCAGCCTGAGCCTTACCGGATATGGCACGCGGTTTGTGACCAACATCACGGCCGCCCTGCAACGCCTCGGCTATAGCCGCACAGTATCCGCGATCACTGCGGCCCTGACATGGAGCCGAACTCGCGCAATCGCAGCAATCACGGCAAGCGTAAAGGCTGTGCAAACACGGTCGGCTAAATCCATTACGGCCGCATTGTCGTGGACACGGATACGATCAGTCGCCAGTGTCACGGTTACATTGTCGTTGCTCGGCACGCTCAGTCGGACCGTGACGGGCATAACAGCGGCAATCGCATACACTGGCCGGCGCGTTATATCCTCGATTACGGCTGCACTCGCGTTTACGCGCACACGCGCGGCGACGTTCATTACCGCTGCACTGGCTTACACGGGGCGCCGCACGATTGGCCAGATCGTGGTTGCGCTGTCTGGCCAATTCAGCCGGACAGTGACCAACCTAACGGCCAGTATCGTCCGCCGAAGTACGCGGGTTGCTGGACTGCTGACGGCTGCAATCCAGGCTCGTGGACGACGGATTGTAGCCGGTATTACGGCGAGCCTGCAACTGATCTATATCACTCGACCTGGCCCGCTAACAGTGACACTGAGCGTGATGCGGACTATATCAGTGGCGTCGTGTGAGGCGCATGTTATTGGGGTAACAATGGCTGCCGTCGCACCTATGAGGGCGTCGGTTGCCGAGGCGACGGCACTGACTGCCGGTACTGGTGAGGAGCGACTTGTCAGGATAGCGACCACGGAGGTGGCCATATGACGTTGGCGAGTTTCTATCCTGGCGAGACAATCCACGTTTACATGAGCAATCCAATCACGACTGGTGGCACGCTCGTAGAGCCGACGGGCGTGGTATTGACATATTGGTCGCCTGATGGAACAGTCGGCATGGCAACCACGAGCGGCCTGCTATCAACGGGCACGAGCACGGGGCAGTATTACGCAGCACTGACGCCTACCACGAGCCAAATCGGCCGGTGGGATTACCGCTGGTCGAGTACCGGACCGTATAGTTTAACTGCGTGGGGCGCGTTCCGGGTACTCGAACCGCCGAGGAGTACGTGATGGCCTGGATAACGCTCGAAGAACTGCGCGAATATATTGGAACAACGGGAACGACACGCGACTCGTTACTGGAGGCATGCCTAGATTCGGCCGAACGGGAGATATTAAATTTCTGCCGGCGGTCGACCGAGTGGACCGGATTCGAGGCATCTACTGGTACACGCTATTATGGCTCCGATGAAATTATTCAGTTAGATGCAGACGGAGTATCGGGACCGGTATTGTGGCTTGGGGATGCAGACCTGCTATCAGTTGATACACTAACGAATGGTGATGGTACGGCTATCGGCAGTACGTCATATCGATTGGGACCACGCAATCGAAAACCATATCAGTATATTCGGCTACTCTCGGACGCATCCTGGATATTTGATACCGATGGCGAAATCGCCGTATCAGGTACGTGGGGCTATAGTACCGGTCCAGATGCAGCAATTAAACAAGCAGTTCGGGAAACTGCAAAGTACCTGCTCGATCTTCGAGCATCGCAAGTTTGGGACGTAACAGCATCGCCTGATATTGGTATCGTTACAATCCCGAAGGGGATGCCGCAACATGTTAAAGTTGCACTCAGTCAGGGTGGATACAGACGCGTGAGGCCAATAATATGACGATTGCTAATACATATAGCACCATCGTCAACCTAATAGCACAAACGTCAGGTATTACTACGTGCAACGAAGAAATAACCGTTTCGATTCCTGAAGACGGACTACCATACGCACAGGTACTTGTTGGCGATGCAACCTGGAACGAACATGCTATCGGATTATATCGTCAGCAACGAACGTATACGATCAATGTGTATGTTCGCCCAGTTGCAGAAGGTATCGAGCCAGATGAGGGATATAAGGCATGTTTAGTGCCACTCTATAACCTCGGTTACGCACTCGTAACCAATCCCACATTAGGGGGTGTTGTCGACAGTATTGGACCAACAGGGCGTGGTGAGTTCAGGGACAGCGGCGTCCGCACACTCACATACGCAGGACGCGACTATTACGGATTCACTATCACGTTAGAAGTCGTCGAAAAGGCGTCATAGGAGGCCACAATGTCGGGCGGAATCGGAACCGCATCAATCGTTACGCTAATCCCCTCCACCGGCGAAGTGGGCGGTACGTGGGGCTCCACCGGGGCTGTTGCAACGCGCAAACTGCACGGTATTCAGAAGCAAACATTCACCATAGCAGAAGTCGTCGAGTCCGTCCCGATGGTCGGATACTACGGGGCGTCACCGGTCGCAGACGAACAGCAGCAATCTGGTGAGTTCAGCCTCGAAGGTATCGCAACGTATCAGGAGATGCCGAAGTTCTATAACGGCTTCTTCTCGTATACGAGTGGCAGTACGGGCAGTGCTGATCCTTATCCGTTCTATTGGGCGGCACCTGTTGCATCAACCCAGGCCAGTGCGACGTATTGCCTGGAGTTCGGTACAACGGGAATGCCGTATCGTTCACTGGGCAGCATATTCAATGAGCTGCGCATCAGTGGCGAGGCTGGTGGATATTGGCAATTCACCATCGGCGGATTCAGCAAGGCGATCCAGGCATCGTCGGGGTTGTCCGCGACTGCATTCGCGGATTCGCGAACGATGGTACCCATCAGGATGGCTGACACCAATGTGTACCTGAATGCATTCACAACGGGCGCCTACCAATCAACATCTGGCCTTGTTGACGCGACATTGGTGTCGTTCGAGCTCAATTACAACCCGAATCGGCACCTGAAATTTTTCGCGGGCAGCAAATATCCAGGTGGCTGGGGCGATGCACGTGCGGAAGCAACGCTCACGACAGTACTGGAATTTAACAGTACATCGCGAGCATTGTTAAACGAACTACTAGCATCGTCAACTGGAACGACCTCAACTGGTACAGCGCTACAGCGCCAGATCATGATTAAAGCCTCAGCTATCAGCACGGCGGGATCGAGCGGCTTCGTCAGCATAATCGATTTCGCAGGCGTTGCTGGCGACAATATCAATATGTGGGACGACCGCGATGGTAACTGTACTGTGGAGATTCAGTGGAGAGGTAAATTCTCCACAGCAATGACCTGTCCCACGTCAACGAACGGAAACTATCTCGGATTTACAATCTACAACGGATCGAGCTCGACAACATAGGCGGAAGGGAAGGAGCATGACGACGCTAATCGTTCGTCCGATTAAGCTGGATCAGCCGGGCAGTTATCGCGAACGCCGCCGATTCATTAGCCTGCTTAGGCGGTTGCGTGATGCTAAATCAGATCCAGATGCAGCACTCGACGTAATGGAAGAAGCCGATCAATTATTGATTGGCCGGCTGGAAACGGATGACGGCACGCCGGTCGAAGACGCTCTCGACCGGCTATCGGCAAACGAGTTCGATCAATTGCTATCGGCGGTTGCATTCGAGGGCGGCGTGGGGGAACAGAGCAGGCTGTCCTCGACCGATGGGCCAGGGGACAGCCTGGGCAGGACATCCCAGACTGGTTAGAACCGTATATGTTGTCAATAGAAACGCATTGGTGCCGGCCGTGGGAGGTCGATGACGTGGTGCCAGCAATATGGGTCGACCGATGGCGTGCAGTCCGGAATGCCGAATATGAGGCTCAGAAGTCGGCACGTAGACCATCGCAATCAGGATTGCAGGGCAATATCAGGCGGACGCAGGTGGTGTAACGATGGCTGATGCTGGAATCAGAATCGTTATTGACGGGCAGGATAATGTCACCCCTGCAGCACATTCCGCAGCACGAGCATTAGACGGGCTTCAGCGAGCTGCTAGCACAACGGCCTCTGGTATGGCTAAGGCCAGCATGGCATCGAGCGATGCTGCAAGAGGAATAACGCAGACAGGTGCGGCTGCACGCTCTTCCAGTAGCGCTATTGATGGAATTCGCAATTCTATGCTCGGCTTCATGGGTGCGACCGGTGCACTCGGAATGATCGGTTCGTTATTCAATGGTCTCAAAGATGCTGCCATCGGATTCAATGCCCAGATGGAACAGAGTCGTGTCGCGTGGGATGTATTGTTGGGCGGTGCGGACAAAGCGCAGGTGATGTTGACCGACCTGCAACAGTTTGCAGCTAAGACGCCATTTGAATTTCCTGAGGTTGAAAGCGCAGCCAGGCGCTTAATCGCAATGGGGTTCGCTGCACGCGATGCTCTCGCGTGGATGACCGATATCGGCAACGTTGCATCGGGTATGGGCAAAGGCGCAGAAGGGATGAATCGAATCGTTCTAGCGCTCGGCCAGATGCAAGCGAAAGGGAAAGTCGCTGGCGGCGAGCTCTTGCAGTTGACTGATGTTGGTGTATCTACCTCGCAGATTTTCGACATCATGGCACAACAGACGGGCAAGAGCGTCGATGAACTCCGGAAGATGCAGGAGCAGGGCAATCTGACTGCGGCGGCGTTTCTGTCGGCGTTTCAGGTTTACGCCCGCAATAATTTCGGCTCGATGATGGAGCGCCAGTCCAGGACATTCAACGGCGTTATGAGCACGATTCGTGACAACCTGAGACTCACTGCTGCTAGTGCATTCGAACCACTGTTCGCCAAGATCAGCGAGTTAGCACTCCGTTTCAGCGACTTAATTTCATCAGAAGCATTCACCAATTTCGGCAAAGACGTAGGGCACGTCGTTTCGCAGATTATTTCGGCATTCACGTCGCTATCGCCGCCAATTCAGCAGGCCATCATGCTCATTGCAGGTCTGTCAGCGGCAGTATTGGGAGTTGCAGCAGTTGTTGCAATCGCGGGTCCAGCGATAGCGGCGGGATTTACGCTGATGACCGGCCCGGTTGGCATCGCAATTGCAGCTATTGGGGCACTATACGTCGCTTATACAACAAATCTGCTCGGTATCAAAGACTGGGTCGATAAGAATGCGCCGAAAATTCTGGATGGGTTGATTGATGCAGTTGATTCGGTGATTGACCTGCTGATGCCGATTATGAATAACATCGGAGCGTTCTTCTCACAAGCACTCGCGTGGTTAGCTGATATGTGGAATACGTACGGAGAGAGCATCATTTCGATATTGCGTGATGTATTCAACCTGCTATCGGGTAACCTGAAAGGCTTTATGGATACATTCGGTGAAATCTGGGGCGCAGGGCTCGATGCATTATCGGGCAACTGGAATGACGCCTGGATACATATCAATAAGGCGGCCATTACTGCTTGGGATGTCATGATTAAAAATGCAAAGGCCGTTACAAGCAGCTTGCTTGATATGTGGTCATGGACGTTGGAGGGATTGGCTAAGCTCTATGAAGCCGGCGCAACTGGCCCATTCGAGGCTATGTTCAGAAAAACTGCTGATGCGATTCGCGCGACCACTAAAACAATTGGCCAGTGGAAGGGAGGTATTCAATACGCCACAGTAGAGTTGGATAAATTCGTTCATAAGGCCATGGGGTTTCAAATGCCAGACCTATCGCCATTCAATGATGATGTGACTGAGGCTGGCCATCGTATTGTGCGAACATCGGGCGCATTACGAAATTTCATGACGCAGGTTCGAGAGTGGTATACGAGGCCGACGAAACAGCCGTCGTGGGCTGATATCAATCGTGGTGTGTTGCCGGGCCCGAAACCACCAGCACCGCCAGCACCACCGCCGCTACCAGAACTGCCACCAGGTGGAGGGGGTGGAGCTGCTGCCACCAGGGACACTGCAACAGCAGTCCGCGAGTTAGCCCAGGCGATGGCTTCGCTCCATCCCGCAACGGTAGCGGCAGCCCAGGCTGTTGCGTATTGGGAAAGTCAAATCAAGTCCGTAAACCTCGCAATCGCTGCGAATCAAGACCAACTGAAAGCAGCGCAAGCTGATCTCGGTCGCATGCAAGACCACTTGCAGGCATTGCAGCGTGAGCTCGATGTTGCTAAACAGAAATTGACTGAATTTTCCCAACCGCGATTAACAGGCATGACGCTACTGGAACGGCAAATTAATGCCGTTCAGGAGCAACTAAAGCGGATACAACTAGCGAAACTGCTCGGCGTACCACTTTCAGAGATAGTAAGGCGATTCCCGCGGCTAACGGCGGGCATGGAAGATTACCTAAATACATTACCAACAACAGAACGTGGGTTGTCGAAAGTATTGGAACAACTGCAACTGATGCAGTCACTGTCATTCGACGAAAAAATGCGTTTGCTCGGTGAAGCAGCACAGGGCACAGTGCAAGAAATGGATTTTAGCACTGCAATGGCCGGCACGCTGCAATACAGAGCAGAAGTTGATCGTCTTACCGCAGCGATTCAAACACAAGAAGAAGCAATCCGTAACCAAGAAGCAGTTATCAAGTCGATTCAAGCCAACGGAGAAGCATTAAACGCTACGCTGGCTACGTATCAGAGGAATCTTGAAGTTGCTAAAACTAATCAAGATTCCGTAACGAATGGTCTACAAATGGCATATCAGTGGTTGCTGCTGGACCGTGACCAGATGCTAGCGCTAGGCGGTACAGCCACGACGATGGTGCCGATTATAGATGAACAAATGCGGACATTATTGCAGGGTATGGATCAGTTTGCATTACAAGAGTCAGGAACCGTCGATGGAGCAATAACGACGCTATACAACAACTCAAAAGCGCTGCTAGACGAAATCAATGCCAAGGTGCAGGCGCTGAATACAACTGTTGTTACAACACACATAATCAATACGGTCTATACGACCAATGACGAAGGCATTCCTGGGCGAGCAGCAGGCGGCTCAGTAACAGCTAATCGGCCTTACATTGTAGGCGAGCAAGGACGCGAGCTATTCGTTCCCAGGACAAGTGGGCAGATTGTGAGCCATGCTGCGTTGGCGCAGGATATCGGTGGGATTGACTATGCGCGCCTGGCAGCAGCGATGGCATCGCAACCGCTTGTAATCGAAATGGATGGCGAGCGCGTGGCATTGGCAGTGCGGCAGCGGCTGATTGCGCGTGGTGCAGGGAGCCTGGGCAGATGACGTTTCCTACCATCACGACTGAACTAGCACTGACAACGCGACCGACGGAAGCGCCAGCGTGGATTGACGTATCTGCATACGTGTACTCAATCCGCATACGGCGGGGTCGAACTAGCGAGCGCCAGCAACCTGAACGGGGTACGTGTGAAGTCATACTCGATAACTCGACGCGCCGGTTCGATCCTGCATATACGGCCGGTCCATATTATGGTTACTTGAAACCGCTCAGGCGAATACGAGTGACAGCAACATTTACCGTTTGGATCAGTTCAACGTCCTACATAACATGGAGTTCCCGAATATTCACCGGATACGTAGACGGATGGCCACAAAGTTGGGAAGAAGATGGAACGTGGCCGCTAGTGAAATTGACAGCATCGGATGGAATGAAGATTCTCGAACTTTGCGAATTGAATACGAGTTTCCCTCAACAACGCACAGACGAGCGGATTAGCGCCGTACTTGACGAAGTCGGCTGGACCGTTGGAGGTGCGTGGGTACTGGATTCGGCTACTAACAGTCAATTAGGATCGACAACGATATTGGCACCAAACGGAGACCGGGTTCTATTTCGGGGAAATACGACTGTCGTTGCTGCGGATTTAGAGAATGCAAACGCTTTACAACATATATTAGACGTTGCTGCATCTGAAGACGGATTGTTTTTCATAGGGGGAGATGGTGCAGCGTACTTTTACAATCGGCATTGGCGTACCCACCCGAATCAAATGAATCCAGTGGCATCATTCGGTGATGCTACTGGAGAAGTCGGATACCTGGATTACGAACTGACTTATTCAGATAGGGATATTTACAACGATGTCCGATGCACGCGGCAGGATGGCGAGGAGCAAACGGCCAGCGATATTACATCACAGGTAGAGTATTTTAAACGCACGCTAGCTGAAGATCGGAATCTTAGCAACAGCGATCTGGAGATGGCTGATCGCGCAAACTGGCTGGTAGCTCGATACAAGAATCCGCAGTGGTATGCCGAAAGTATTCGTTTCGTTCTTGGTGCTGAAACACGTTACGGCGATATGTCATGGAAGGCAATTGATCGTGAGTTGAATGATCGCATACAGATTACGCGCCGGCCGCAAGGCGGAACTAGTATTGTCAGGGACTACCATATTCTCAGTATTGAACATCAAATCGGATTGAGAAGCGGCGTTGGTGGACAACGGTGGGAGATTCGGTGGATACTGGCACCGACGGACCCGATTACGACATATTGGCATTTGACGACTGGATCGGATGCATATGTTGATTACTCGAAACTGGGAATAACGACAATTCTGAACTACTGATAAGAGGGTGGATCGCCTTGAACCAAATCGAGCGCAGGCAAGATATGTGGCAGGACGCAATGCGAAAGCGAGCCCAATCAGATACTGAATGTCTCGTTTGGGCATATGAGCGGATTCGTGGGCAACAAAAACAAATCCGTAATGCGGGTATGGTGACAGCATATATCAATCATGGCCGGTGGGTTGCCGACTGCAATTGTAACTCAGGGATGGCAGTTGACCCTGACTCGACGAGTGCAATCTGCCTGGAATGTGGGGCAGTGTGGCATGTAACGTTTCCGCAAACGCGGGAACGGGAGCGAATCGAGCGGGCACTATTATTGCGACCGAATGTAGCCAATCGGAACTGGTTGCCGAATGAAACGGTATCAGACCTGGAGGCCGAAACGCGCGAGCGAATGACAGCAGAGCTAGCTGATCTACAACGGCGGCTTTCCGAACTGGGAGGCGAATAATGGCGTGGACGAGTCCAAGAACGTGGGTCGCAGCGGAAACTGTAACCGCAGCAATCATGAACACACACATACGTGACAATCTATTGTACATTGCAGGATCGTCTGGATTCCTAGCGACACCGAGCGCAGCGTATGGCATTCAGCCGAGTGCCGGCTATTTCATCGGTAGCGTGTTATCGAGTACCCATGTTGAGTTTGGGTCTACGACGCTATCAGGTGGCAATCGTAACATTACGTTTGCACGGCAATTTGCGAGTACAGCGCCAGCGGTTGTAGCGTCTGTTACAACCGGATGGGGAAACAATGCTGCTGTAATTATTTCGTCCGTATCGTCTGCTGGCTTCACAGCCAGCCTTAGTGGGGGCACGACGCAGGCTATTTCGTGGATAGCGATGGGAGTGACCGTGTGACGCTAAAGGGCGCTGATCGCATCCTGCAAGAATATTGGCGTCGCGATATTGCCCAGGTTACGGGTATAACGCCTGGGTCTGGGTCAGGCGTTACACCGACGGCGGAGATCGTCTTAACAGCCGGTAATGGGCTGACTGGCGGTGGAGATTTAACGGCTAGTCGACGATTCGATGTCGGTGCAGGGTCTGGCATCGTGGTTAATGCAGATTCGATTAGCCTCGATTATGCAACTCCTCTCATCACGCTTGGCACGGCGGCTGCTGCCGGAGTGAGTCCGCAGCCTATCAGGGCGGACGCTACCATCGCCGCATTCGACGCCACCCTGCCGACAACGCAGGCCATCGGTGACAGCGCGGCGACCGGCAGCGCGGCGTACGCAGCCCGACGGGATCACAAACACGCGATGCCGTCCTTCGCTACTCCGTCGGTAGCGCTTGGTACGGCAGCGGCAGCAGGAAGCGCAGCCACCTTATTGCGGTCGGACTGCACTATCGCCGCATTCGACGCGACCGTGCCCGTGACGCTGACGGTATCCACGATCTCGGCGACGGGCAGCGCAGCGTACGCGGCACGGCGGGACCACGCGCATGCGATCACGAGCAGTAGTAATCCGGGCGCGGCGGCGAGCATCCTGGCGAGTGACAGCAGCGGACATCTGCGGCTGGCCGGGCTGGGGATCGGCACGGCACCCGTGGCCAACGGTGTGCAGATTGCGGACGCCGGTTCGTTCCGATGGTCCGATGTAGAGCTACAGCGGAAGGCAGCCAACGTGCTGGCGCTGGCGACAGGCGATTCGGCACAGTCGGGTACGTTCACGAGTGGCGTGCAGGGCTGGCAGATTGCCGCCGATGGCTCGGCCGAGTTCAGCAACGTCCGAATCCGAGGCGAGCTATCGTCGACCACCTTCAAGTACAGCGAGATCACGGCGACCGCCGGCACGTTCGGTGTGTTCAAGTCGGCGTCCACGCTGGTGAACGATTGCACGAGTGTGACCTCGCCCACGACCTTCTACGTGGATGCCAAGAAGAGCGACGCCGGAGGAGCGCTGTTCGCGGTAGGGGACGTGCTGCGGATCAAGTCGTGGACGGGCGCGGCGATCCTCGACAACTGGTGCACCGTGTCGGCTGTGGACAACTCGCCGAGCGGATACACGCGCTACACGGTCGTGAAGAATAGCGGCACCAACGGCACGTTCCGTGCCGGCACGGCGGTCGTGAACTACGGGCAGAGTGGCCAGGGCTATTTACTGATGACCGCCGACGAGTCCACAGCGCCGTACTACGACGTGCGGACACATGCCGGTAGCCCGTGGAGTGCTGAAACGTTGCGGCTCAGGATTGGCAACCTCAATGGCACCTACGGGGTCGGCGCAAACAATTATTACGGCATTGGGATTGGGGATTCGACGGCGGCAGGCGATTACTTGGCATACGATTCCGTAAACGGTTTGCGGATGCAGGTAGGCGGGGGCAAATATACGTTCACCGTTAACGGCTTGACAATTTACGAGTCAGGCACCTCATACCTATTCCGCTGGTTTGCGAGCGGCGTTGAGGTTGGCCGCGATTATCTTCTGACTGGCTCCGGCACTGCGTCTCGCTACCACCTTCTGTATCAGAACGGTTCTAGTGGCGGCGCTTTCATATGGGCTTCCTATACAGGGAGCGCGGGCAATTCGGGGTCTGCGGAATGTTTCATGACGATCAATCCAACGATGTTTCAGGTCATATTGAATGGTGTGACACACATCGGTCTTTACCCCAGCGGCGCGTTGTTCCGCGTCGGCACATATTACAAGGTGCTAAACGTATCCGGCTCGACAACAAGCTCATCTTGGCAAACACTGGCGACGATCACGCTTGGGACGTACACGATTGTTAGCGTCGAGGTTCGATTGGGCGGGATTCAGCAAAACGTCGCGGCACAATGGTGCTGGCTCAATGTTGGTGTTGGCAGGCAAGGGTCTGGTGCTGTCGTGACCGAGGCCGGCTCGCACCATACTGACACCAGCCATTTTCAGATCGTCGCTAGCGGCAACGACGCGCTAGTGCAGTACAAATCAGATGGCACAAACTTATTCCAGCCCAAAGGCGTAATTATCGTTGGTGGTGGCGGAAACAGCACCTGGGATGTCACTTAGAGGAGGAGATATGCCAATACTCAAACTCGACTACCTGAGCCGCGTGGTAGCGCGTAACTTGCTCGACACCGTGGCGAATCAGAAAGGCGACGCGGTGCGACGTATCGTGGCCATCCGGCGCGGATTGCGGCTCGGTGCATTACGCGAAGAATTGGAAGGCATCGAGCGGCTGACGGATGAATCGCTGTTGGGTTATAGCATCGAGAATTACGAGCTCGAACGCGCCGACCTGGAGTGGCTACGCGACCAGTTACAAGCTAAAGATTGGAGCGAACGGTATACGGACCAGGGCCAGAAAGTCAGCCTGCCAATGCCATCATCGTATTTGGAGGGCGTGGCAAACCTGATGGATGCTGTAGCTGAGGCATTGATGGGAAAGTAGGAGAATTGATATGCCGCCGATGCAGGATCGATCCGACCCAATTACTCTCGGCGAAATCGAGCGGCGATTGGCCGGTATCGAGGATCGCATGGCGGCATTGGAGTCAGGCCCGCATACATATTGCCCTGCACCCGCGTTGACCGAACGCATCAATGCGCTGGAAACCTGGCAGAAACGGCAAAACGGGACGCTCGAACACATTCTGGAGCGGTTAGAAACTCAACGCACCGAACGCTGGGAACAGATCGAGAAAACCCGAATCGATCTCGCGCACCAAATATCCGATGTGACGAGTCAGGTTCGCGCGCTAATACTGACCGCGTTGACATTCATCGTCCCCGTGACAGCAGGGCTGCTGTACATCATCTTGAACAAAGCGCTATAGGAGGCGCGACGTGGACCTCAGTACTTACCTGGCAATGGCGGCTGTGCTGGTGCCGCTTGTGACGGCGGTCGCGGCAGTCGTGTTTCAAGCGGTTGATCTGCCGACGCGGTACAAGCCGGCAACCACAATCGTGCTCGGCATCGCGCTCGGCGTGCTGCTCGCACTCACTCAGAACGTGCGCTGGGTCGATGGCGTATGGGCTGGCGGACTGGCGGCACTGATTGCGAGCGGCGTCTACTCGCAAGGACGCGAGAGGGAGTCGTATCGTGGCTAAATGGGTTGATTTGACTGGCATTCATCTGCCCAATGGCCCAATCCGTGACCGAAACGGCATGCTCGCGGTCGGTTTTAAACACTTCACGATGCTCGACGGCGAAGCTGGGCATATTCCGACGCTCCGTCAGGTATCTCCGGGTGGCATCATTCTGGTACGGTTCTATCAGCCGAGGTGGAGCGATCTCGATCCGGTAACCTGGGCTGACCATTGTGTTGCGGAGTATGACCGTGATCGCGGCGGCTGGTCGATGCGGTCGATGGGTTGCCATATTACGCCAGCGAACGAAATGAATCTGGAGGAGGAGGGCGGTGGCTCGACACAGGAATGGTATGAACGGATCAACGCCTGGCTCAACCGATGGCTGGACCGCGTGGGCAACCGTATATCCCGCGAAAAACTGCACTTTCCAGCATTCGCTTACGGGCATTCGGACGACGACAACACGCGCGGCTATTGCGGAATGGAGATATGCCGCTCGGCTATCGAGCGGTTCGGGATACTTGACTGCCACCCCTACTGGTTCGCGGCGTCTGAGGTGGAATTGGACTGGCGCGGGCACCGCTTCATCCGTGCTCATGGCCTGTTTCCGACAATGCCGATCTTCTGCTCGGAGGCGGGTGGATTCGATCCGCTGAGACCGACAATGCCCCAAGAAATGGTTCAGTGGTTCCGCTCGCTGGAACGATTCCCATATATCGTTGGCGCAACGCCGTTCATCTGGGAGGACCCCACCGGAGCGCATCAGGTGAACGATTGGAGCCGCAATCCCGCCATTGCGCAGGCGGTGCGGGCTGCGATTGCGGCCGAAGATGGCGCATCAGGCGGGGGCGGCGCACCATCCGGAGGTGACACGATGACCGAGGCCGAGCTATTGCGATTGGCCGCTGATATATTCCGGCGAGCGGGCCAGCCGTGGAATCCGAACAGCGCCATCGCTAAAAAATGGCTCTCGGACTGGAAGGCTGGCGTCTTTCGCGGCGCTCCTTCTGGCCCGGAGCATCCCAGCGAGAACGGACGATATATGCTCCAGGAATTCGCATCGGCAGTTCTCGTTTGGGACAGTCAAACTGGAGAGGTGAGCGACAGGCTCCCTTTACCGTTGTAGCCCCACCGGTTGACCTGCGTGGCACGTTGCCGGTGAGGGCAGGCGCTACGCCATACCTGCGGCGGAGCCTAGACCAAATCGAGTACATCGTCGTGCACCACACGGCGAGTGTCGACACGCGTTTTACGGCACGGGAAGTCGCAGGCTACCAGACCGGGCCAGGGGCACATTTGCCATTCCCGTCTATTGCTTACGCGCTGTACGTCGAGGGCGACGGCACAGTCGAGCAGACGAACGACCTGGAGGCCGTAACCTGGCATTGTGGGCAGGACGGGGATGCGGTAATCGAGGGCGTGAGCGTGAAGAACTGGCACGGCGTGGCAGTTTGTTTCGCTGGCAACGAGCCCTCGCCCATGCAAATCGAGGGATTGCAGACTGCCTGTCGCTGGATTGAGCAGCAGGTCGGACGCGAACTACCGCGATTAGGACACCGCGACCTAAGCATGACCGAGTGCCCAGGCAAGACCTGGGAGCAGTGGCAAGCAGCTATTTAGCCACGAGTTAATCTGCAAGAAAAATTTAACAATTCTCCGCTGCTCATTGTTTACAGCTGTGTATCAATGTGGTATACTATCAGCGTTTGGAACTTAGATCGGAGGGGGCACAATGAACCAGCCAAATCAAATCCAGGAAGGGGCCACAATGAACCAGCTAAATCAAATCCAGGACGGGGGCACAATGAACCAGCTAAATCAAATCCAGGAAGGGGCCACAATGAACCAGCTGCCAATCCAGAACGAGTTGGAAGATTGCATCGTAGCTGCAAGGTTTGAAGCGCGAGCCACTGTGAATCACGAAATCAGGAAGTGGCCATATACAGCGATTGAGCGGACCACAATCAATACTGCTATTGATGCCATTGATCGCGCCGCGCGTGAAGCCGCAGCTGCTCGCGCCACGTTCATGGCACAAAACGGTATCAGTGATTGGGATTTCATATATGAATCTGCCAAGGCAGCCGCAATGTTAGCCTATGCAACAGCGTGGGTCGTTGCGCATCCACATAGTGGTAATGTGGCCTTCCTGAAGAAGGCCCAAGTGTTAGTAATGGAATCAATCGTTGCATAGGTGAGCCAGCCGGGGCCTAGTACCCCGGCCGTAACCCGCAACCCGGTGGCAAGCCCGGGTATCGGGGTTCGGGACTGCCGGCCCGGTTCCGGCAGGTGGAACCCAGCCCAATCGGATGGCTGGGGTGGTGACGACCAATCGCAAGTCGTCGGCGCACCGGGGGCCAAACGCCCGGCCCGAGCGGAGGCCGGTGTCTCCACGGGTGGAGTCCCGTGGCAGCCACCGGGTTGGCGGGTATACGCCCGCCGGCAGGATAACTACCGGGTTGCCAGCCTGGTGGGGACTTGCTGGCGGGGAAACCCGAAGCGTCTGGCGGTGGCTGGCAACCGCCGCCAGGGACTCCGCAACATGCCGCTAGTTAGACCGGCCCGGTGGTAAGTCCGGGCGAAGAGGAGGGAGCTATGGAGATAACAATTTACAACAGGCGAATCGGGCAAACAGATCGAGTGTTTGTGCGGTCGGCAGGTCTGCCCGACCCACGATGGGTCGAGATCGTGTGGTGCGATCCCGACAGGCAAATTACAGCCAATCAGCCGCCTGATTGTTACGGGTGGCTGGATGGCGGAATTCTGTTCCTGCCTGCTGACGCGCGGGCAGATTGGAATCAGATCGGGGAGGATGGCCTTCCTGATCCGGATGCTGGTTGGTACGAGCCGACATCTGGCAGATCGGCCGTAATAGGACTCGCTGGCATACCTCTATCGGTCTTGTGAGTAACTAGTAAGGAGGGGACAATGACCGAACTCATCGACGTCCTAGTCGGAATGGGATTCAGGCGGGTCGAGCGCGGCCCACTGAATCCTGCTACAGGACACGGGTGGTATAGCCATCCGTGCGAGTACCGCCGGGGTCATATCCGCGTCCGGATCAATGAACGCGGATGTATGGTCCTGCGCGATCCAGGTGCCGGCCTGGAGTTGCCAGCCGGCCGGGGAACGTGGACTCCTAATGCCGCGCGGATCGATAGTTTCGATCCACGCAAGATTGAAAATGCTGTCCGGTTATTCGCTAGCCGGCCAGCATTTTCGTTAGACGAGGCCCTAGCCGTAAGCCGGAATCGGTAATGGTGAGCCAGCCGGCCCGCAAGGGCCGGCCGTAAACTACGGTCCGGTGGCAAGTCCGGACGGAGAAGAAGGGGGAGATAATGACTAATTTTGATCCAGTCGGATATGTGCATCAAGGGGCAATATATTGCCCCACATGTGCAGCACGGCGGTATCCGCCGTGCAGGGAACATGGGGAATACGCATGTCCACAATGCAATCCGGAGGTCGGTGCAATTTTCAGCACCGACGGTGAAGGTCCGCTCCCCGACGTCTGCGATGACTGCGGGGAGTTTGTAAGGGCTGGTTGGTTGGGTGATTGTTGGCAGGAGGCCGCGCGCGATGCGCGGTCGCTTGTCGACGATTATGTTGCAATTGGGCCATATGCGGACCGTGAGCGCGCTGTAATCAACGACGCGCTCGATTATGCAGATAGTGTTGCCCGTGAACGCGCGGTAGTCCGCGCCGCGTCCGCTGCACGTAGTGCGGATGATTGGGATACGATCTATGCCGCTTCTCGCGCAGCGGCAGCCTCGGTCTATGCCGAGGCTTGGATTAAGGCACGACCACAATGCGATTACGCCATTCGGTTTCGTGATGATGTAATCGATGGGCGGCTGTGAAATTTAGCGCAAGCCGGCCAGCCTACTGGCTGGCCATAATCCGCGACCTGGCGGCGAATCCGGGCAAAGAGAATGGCATGAGCAAGATACAGGACAGGCGAAATGCGATCTGAGACATTCAGCGTTCGCGACGTTCTCATCAGCCTGTTGCGGGAAAAAGGGATTCGTACCGGACATTGGGAGTTGTCGGTCGACTTCATTCTCAGGGGGACACGCGCGGCCAACCCGAATGGTCTGGACTCATTGCCAGGACTAGTAGCGTTAGTTTCAGACCTGGTGCTAGTAGAGAGGTCTGAGGCTACGCCAGCATCGATTGATGCGTCCGCACTCGACTCAGCTCAGTAAGGGGCGCAGGTCTGATAAGGAAAGTCGGACGGACGGGTAATTCTTATAAGGGCCGGTGAGACCGGCAGGAGGAAGCAATGACAACAGTACGAACGACATGTGGGTGCATCGCCAGTACCCCACCGGACATCGCTGACCCCCAGTGGGCTGAGCGCACGCCCGAGGAGTTCGAGCAAGCGTGGTCAGCGTGGGCCGACCACTGGCAAATGGTCGCAGCCACGCACGAGCAGCATTGCGTCAGGTCGGCGCATTATTATCCAGTACCTGCACGCGAGCAGCCGGCATGAACGAGTCACGAGCCAGGCGCTATCCCTGTGAATTGGACCTGGAGGCTCCAGTATTACGCTGGAGCATCCAGGACAGGATTCCGGCTGGCGTCTGCACCGTTGAACGGCGTACGGAGTGCGATTACCTCGTAGTCACGCGCCGCCTGAGCCATGACGAGTTTGTCATGCTTCTGCCAGGCGAGCGCGTCCGCGGACTGGCATATAAGCCTGGCCGGGAACCGCGTATCCCATTCCTCACGCCGGTCATGCGTGATAACGGCCAGGTCGTCGTGGTCGATACCGATGCACTCGCCAGCCGTGCTCAGGCGATCTATCAAGACGCACTCAGTCAGCCGCAGTATTCGCGGCTAGAGGAGGAATAATGCAACGGCAGACTCAGATACGGCTCAGCGAAGCCGAGCGGCAGGACCTCGCGGAATTGGCAGCGGCTTATAACCGAAGCCGCTCAAATATGATTCGTGAGCTCATCCGCCAGGCGAAAGCTGCCTACGAGCGCGAGCAGAAGGCCAAAGAACAGCAGCCATAGGTGATAGCATTGTGATATCATGTTTCATCGAGGAGGGATCGATGCAGCAAGTCATCATCAGAATGCCTGCCGACGAACGGCGGATGCTCGTGGAATTGGCTCAGGCTCATCACCTGAGTCAATCCGCCATGGTCAGAAAATTGGTCAGGGCTGAGTTCGGCCGCCTTCTTAGGCGGAAGAGCTCAGCCCGCCTGCTTGCGGAGGGGGACAATGAACGCATTGCGCGCTGACCTAACAAATGCCATCGAGAACGGCGAACTAAACGGATTGCGCCGTTACATCGATGATGACTGCATGTACATGGCGCAGCGTGCACGCTGCTCATGCTGCGGTCATCGTGGGCTCGATCACGTGGGATTCCGGCGAATGAAGCCGTACATATTCCGGGCATTTACGATTTGTCCGGAATGTGGGGAGGAACGGGAAATTTAGTGCGTGGGGCGGGCCTTCAGCTAAATGGCCCGCCCCATGAGGAGGGGGAAATGACAGGGACCGTCCTTATCCTGACACGATCTGGCAAAATTGTCAAGACGCGTCGCGAACGAGACTTGCGCCAATTGCGTGCGCTATTAGCAGAAGCGCATGGTCTGGCACAATACTGTCACCCGGCTTTAGACTCCGCTATCCTTTCACTCTACAGCGTCACAAATAACGCGATCAGACGAGAACGCATACGATGATTGTTAATGTATTCTGCCCGGTATGCGGTCTCGACGTAACCGCCGAAATCATCTTCGATATTGGCGCAACGTATGGCGGACGATCCGAGGAACTGGTCGACTTCGCCTGGCTTGAGCCTGATGCTGAAACGGGCTGCCATTGTCCGCGGACGGACGATCTGCGGGACTACCTAATCTACTTGGCAGAGGATGGAGAATGACAAGCACCACCAAACCAGATGTGGCGTCCGTAATCGAGCAGGTCGTCGTAGGCGGCGATCTCAGTAAACTGTCTCCGTCTGAGCGCGTAACTTACTACGATCAGGTTTGCCGGTCCCTCGGTCTCAATCCGCTGACTCGGCCGTTCCAGTACCTGATGCTGAACGGTCGAATGACGCTCTACGCATCGCGCGATTGCACGGACCAATTGCGGCGAATCCACAATGTCCACGTCCGCATCAGTAGCCGCGAGCGAGTCGATGACGTGTATGTCGTTACGGCACTGGCTACCCTGCCTGATGGTCGGACTGACGAATCTGTCGGCGCGGTAGCGATTGCCAATCTCAAAGGCGATGCGCTCGCCAACGCACTGATGAAGGCTGAAACGAAGGCAAAGCGACGAGCGACGCTTTCAATTGTCGGTCTCGGTTGGTTGGACGAAACCGAGATCGACACAATTCCTGATGCGCGAGTAGTCGCACCAGATATGCCAATCGAGCAAGCTGCGAAGGCCGCAGCGTTGCCGCCAAAGCGCACGCCGATTATCTGCACCGACTGCAACAGGCCTATCGTTAGCGTCCATATGCGTAACGGACGCGATTATTCAGTGAAAGAGATCGCCGAACGGTCGCAGACAGAATACGGCCGCATCCTCTGCTGGGCCTGCTCTCGGCTAGCGGCAGAAGCTCGCCGGCAGGAAGCAGCCGCCACGGCTCCCCAAACTCCGGAAACTAACGACGACGAGTACAATCCCATCCCAGCATAACTTGTAACCCCGGTATGGCCTTCCATACCGGGGTTACCCTTTCGGGGGTGACAGCGTTGTCAGAATATTATCCATGTCCCGTCTGTGGCACGTTATGCGAGCGGTATATCGGCCCACGACGCCAATTCCCAACGCAAGTTATTGCAGGTACGCTAGAGCGGCATTATTGTCATCAGCCAGCGATATTGCTGCAAATTATCGAATGTTCCACCTGCGAATGTCCTGTGTTCCGGTACGAGGATGTCAAATACGATGCGTGGTGCATCGGCCTGCCAATGCAGGTGTGGGCGCGGCATATCTGCCGGCGCACGCCACAGAGGATTGAACCTAAACCAGCCCAGGCTACATTAAAACTACACCAGGAATTGCCCCGTGACCTCCAATAACGGCCGAGCCAGAAACGATTATTTGCCAGCGATGCCCAAGATTTGGACGCCTGGCGAACTGTTAGTCACAGCGTTTCCTGATCCACGGTGGGCAGTACCTGGCCTGATTCCAGAAGGGCTCACAATTCTGGCTGGAGCACCGAAGCAAGGCAAGTCGTGGCTCTGCTATAGCCTGACGTTGGCGATCGCATCTGGCGGGGTGGCACTCGGGAATATACCAGTTGAAGTTGGCGAAGTACTGTATTTGAGTCTAGAAGACACACCGCGTCGGCTGAAGTTCCGCTGCGAACGGCTAACGGCCGGATGGCAGACTACAACATTGTCTAATGCCCAGATGGTGACAGAATGGCCGCGTATGGGACGTGGCGGACTTAAGTTGCTTGCTCATTGGCTTAGTCAGCATCCACAATGTCGCCTTGTGATTATTGATACGCTCCAGAAAATCCGCAACGATTCAGCAGGCCAGGGCCGCAATGCCTATGAGGAAGATTATCGGACGGCTAGTGCAATTAAAACTGTCGCTGATGAGTTCGGGATTGCCATTGTAATCGTTCATCATCTACGAAAAATGGCGTCGGATGATGTGTACGAGCGTGTTAGCGGTTCGAATGGCCTAACTGGTGCGGCTGATGGCGTCCTGATTATAAGACGAGAGCGTGGCAAACCCGATGCCGTGCTGTTTGCTAGCGGGCGTGATGTTGAGGAACGAGAGCTAGCGATCAGGTTTGACCCGATTACCGCATCGTGGACATTACTCGGCGATGCCGCACATTTTCGTGTGTCTGCGGAGCGGCAGAAAATTCTGACCATCCTGTCGCAGACCGAGCGGGCGATGACACCACGCGAAATTGCCGGCCTGATCGGAGATGGTACGAAGGAGGTCAACGTCAAAGTACTCTGCTACGACATGGCGCGAGATGGGCAGATCAGGAATGCTGGCGATGGCCGGTTCATCGCGTTACCGAAGGCGGCGTCGGTAACTGGAATCAACCAGAACCCGGTTACTCCGGTTACTCCCGGTTACCCGGTTACTGGGCCAGTAACTGGAACCGATGATAACCCGGTTACTGCCGGTTACCCGGTTACTCAGGCCGAGAGCGGAGTAATCGCAGTAACCGGGAGT